AGCTTCTCTTATCCAAATGTATTTACTGTATTCAGCATAGTCCCAAAACCTACCCTTTGCTTCTAACAATATAGTTTGACCATTAATAACTTTTATAAAGTCGGGTTCATATTTATGTTCAACAACATAATCTATATAATTATTATGATGTTCCCAATCTTTTAAAACAGATTGATGTATATCATATTCCCATCTACTATCGTAGCCTTTAGGTACATTAATCTTTTTAGGTCTAGGTTTTCTAGGTACTCTTCTAGGCATTCAAGTCTCCAAGTGTAATGTTAGGATTACGTTTTACTTGTTTGTAAAACCATCTCAAGCTGTATGCACTCAATAGAAATTTATTGTTAGCAAAGATATGAGTTTGTTCTGGTAAGAACTCATTAAGATTATTTCTATTAATCCTAGATGTATCTTCTCCATCGGGAATCATTGTTCTTAACCACTCAATAAGTAAGTCTTCTGCTCTTCGTCTTAACTGTTTAGATTTTTTTTGATTCATAGTTCTTTACTAATTTCCAATAGTTTAAAATGTTGTTAAACATTTCTGTATGTTTTGTTTGAGAGTCTCTATCCCATATATGACATGCTATAAGTTCTTTGTCTTTACGATCAACAAATATAGACACTCGTTCTACATCATCAAAGCCACAGCCTTGAGCATAGGCTGACAACTGCATACCGTGTTCATCATAAACTAAACGAGCAGGGTCTTTGCCTTCTAGATTATCTTTAGTTTTAAAGTCTACAAAGATACCAGACTTAGAATATAAATCTATCTTACCACCATAACCTAAGTCAGCACAGAAAGAATCTTCTGCTATCCATTCTTCATCCGGAAAGTTTTCATCTAACCAAGACTGTATTATTTCATAGGTTGGATTTGTTTCTTCGCCTAAGAAACCTCGTTCAATCATTGCATGAATTTTAGTTCCTTCTTCTGCAGCTTCCTGTCCTATCCTTTTAGAATCTTGTTTACATCTGTAAGCAAAATCAGAAATAGATTCATCTTCTTCTTTCTCTAAAGTAAGTGCAGAGTTTAATGCTTGATTGATCTTCCAGTTTTCTAATCCGGGCTTGGCTACCATGCTTAATACAGTAGTCACTGATGGTACTAAGTTATCTTTCTTGGCATCACGTAATGTAGTGTTGCGTTCTTTACCGTTAGCACCTATAATAGTATACATCGGCTCACCCTCTTGAGTGTACCAATGACCTGATTCGGCTGATTTTTTCTTAGCCGACAATTTATTATATACTTCTTGGCTTGTTATGTCAAGAGTCTTTTTAGATTTAGTCATATTATGTTCTGTGTCTGTGTTTTATCCAAGCTAATTTTCTATTAACAGGATTGAATTGTAATAACTGAACACCTAATCTTTTTTGTTCTTCACTTCTACTTTGACATTTAGTTACTTTGTTACCAGTTTTTTTATGTTGTTGTGGCTGTGCTGTTTTAACATCAACAAAAATAGTTTCACCATCTTTCATTGCTATCATATCTATTGGTCCAGTACAACCTGTGTTTCTAAAAACTTCATAGCCATTATCCCACAGCCATGTAACTGCATAGTATTCAGCTAGGTCTCCCTTTCTACTACTATCATTAGGTTTAATATAATTCATATTTAATTCTTGTTGGTTAAGTTGTTTCATTTGAATCCTCAATTTTAAAACAGTATTTTTTAAATGTTTCTATAGGTATTAAACATGCAACTTTAGATGCAGTATCTCCTTGACCGGTTAATCTTCGAGAAGCTATGTTATTAATAGTTATACATTCAACTATTTTTATGGGTGTAGTCCATAATAGTTCTTGTCCTGTAAAGATAACCCAGTAGTCTGCTTTAGTTGTTAGTAAAGCTGAAGGAACATTAAACATCATTAACTCTATAATAATATTACCAGTTTCACAGCTCCTATAGTCTCCTTTTATTTCTATTGTTTTATTTGTTTCGGGAATAAACAAATCATAATCTTTAAACTTACCATCTATTAAAACGGAACAAGGATATTTTTGCCTACAAATATCTAGTATCTTTTCTTCTATTTTTCTACCACGCTGTAAATCTTTTTTAAAATTTTCTGAACTATTAGTGTGTATCACTCCAGTTACCTCCTACTTTATATTCGCCATCCATTGGACAGCGTAGATTAAAATGTTCACCTGCTTCTATAATACTTTTAACTGCCATCTCTCCAACAAAATCAGCTTGAGATTCTTTGACTTCAATCTGCCATTCGTCATGGATGTTAGCAACAAACCTATAATCAATAGCGTTTAGTTTTAACACACTATCTAATTCTACTAAAGCTTTCTTCATTAAGATAGCACCTGCTCCTTGAAGTAGGGTATTAAGTGCAGCGTGTTTGTTTCTTATATATAACTTCCTGCCGTCTAATCCTTTGAGGAAATTTTTTGAAGCTGCTCTGTCAACTCGTTCCTTAAGAGACTTGTATGTTGGGAGACTACTAAGAAAGCGTTCTCGCAATTTCTTACCTTCTGCTCTGCTTCCTTTAATGATGCTTCCAATCTTCTCATCTCCTGCTCCGTAAACGAGTGCGTAGATGAAAGTTTTAGCCTGATCTCTTGATTTAAGTCCAGCAAAGTTTTGGTTAGTTGTGTGAATGTCTCCATTAATAATTTCATTTATATACTCCTTGTCATCCATATAATGTGCTAACATGCGTAGCTCTAATCCACTTGCATCTACACCTACAAGACTGTGTCCATCTGGAACAGTCCAACATGATCTACATTCCTTACCATATGGGCTGTGAACGGAAGGTACTTGTGCAACGTTAGGGTTTCGGTGTGTCATTCTTCCGGTAATTGTACCATTAGGAATAACAAATCCATGTATTCTACCATCATCTTTAACAGCTTCTACCCACGAATCAATCTGAGCTATACGCTTTTGCAGTAGTAAAAAGTCTGCAATAAGTTTTGCTTCATGGATATGAGTTATCTTAGATAATGTTTTCTCATCAACAATAGGCTGACCAGTAGGTGTAAATCTATCTGGCTTCCAACCAAAGTCAATAAGGTATTCTCCAATCTGCTTTCTACTTCCAAGATTAAAGTCTTGTAAAGTTTGTCGCATAAAAGGATTGAAGTTGTTTGTATCTAAACAACGTTGATACTCTTCGTCAGTTAGTCCACGCTTAGATAGGTTACCATCTTTCTTAATGTAAGGTGTAACTTCTTTTGTGTCTACCCACTTAGGTTTAAATGTGGAATGAACTTGGTCTTCAAGCTGTTGTTTTTTTTCTCTAAGCTCTGCCAATAAACTAAGTGCTGATTGCATATCAAAAGCAAAGCCGTCTTGCTCTTGCTGTTTCATAATATAAGCAACACCTTGTTCAATATTAATTGACTGAGGTGAAAAACCTTTTGATTCTTTACGAAGTTCTTGTAATACTTTAGTGTTTAATTCTACATCACGAACACAATAGTTTAACATATCATCAGAGTAATTAAGATAATCTTCAAACTCAATCTTAGGATAGCCTAGCTTGTAACCCCAAGTCTCAAGGCTATGTCCACCATCACGTGTTGGATTAAACAGTCTTGATAAAACTAAAGTATCAATAACTTCCTTGTTACTTAGGTCTATGTTACCAAACATTTCTACTATAGGAATGTCAAACCCTATAACATTATGACCAATCAAAGTATCTGCTGTTTCTAAAAACTTATATCCTTCTTCTAGTTTATCTGGTGGAAACTTAAATATCTCACCTGAATCAGGATTCTGTGCAACAATACACCATACTTTTGTAGCCTTAAGATCGTCTGTCTCTATGTCAAATACTAATCTCATTTAAAATCCCTCATCGCCAGAGTTATCAAACTCTATATCATCGTTAGTTAATTCAGATAGTCTACCGGTCTCGGCATCATAGATAACTCTAGCTGCCATACCTACATCACCTGTGTATCTTGATTTAAGTACACGTAATTTTGTAGTTCTAGACTCATCAAAGTCGTCTGATTGTTGATTACGTTCTAATGCAATAACACAATCTGATAACTGACCAATACTATTAGAGCCACGTAGATGAGAAAGGCTTACCTCAATTCCATTCTCGTGTCCTTTGTTACCATCGACACGTCTAAGATGAGACACAAGTATAATACCTGCACCTGTCTCTTCAACTAAACTTCTTAGCCTAGTCATAATTGCATCAATGGCTCGTCTCTCATCACCTTCATGCACTGCACTGACTAACATATGTAAGTGATCGACCACTATCCATTTGCAATCACAGCCAATAATCATAAAGCGAAGCTTAGTAAAGATATCATCAATGTCGTTAGTGCCAAAGTGTGAGTGAACCCATACTCTGTTTTTATTCTCACCATCATACAAGATGTCAAACATCTTATCAAGTTCTTCTTTAGAAAACTTCTCACGTTCTTGGTCAATGTATAACCTAGCGTTAGCTTCAATGGAAAGTATACCATCAATGGTACGTCTCCAATCTTCTTCTAATGCTATGATACCTACGTTGTCCTGTGTTTGTTTCACAAGCCAATGCTCTAGTTCTCTGGTTACACTAGACTTACCAAGTCCTGTTCCACCTGTAAGAGTTACAAGTTCACCTTGTCTCAAGCCATACAGCTTTTTGTTTAATCCTTCATAAGGATAAGGTATGCTTTGTTTCTTCTCACGATTATGAAACTTCTCACGTTGCTCGGTAACATTTATAACACCGGATGGTGTATAAACTTTACTAGCCCACCACGCTTCAACAAAATCTTTATGTCTGTTGTCACGAAGCATATCGTTAGGGTCTTTAAACCCATTAGGAAGTGTGAGTATCCTAGCCTTACCCGGCTTGAAAAGTCTTGCAACTTTAACGGCTGCATCCTTTCCTGCTTTATCATTATCAAAAGCAACTATCACGTTTTCAAAGTTATCAAAGAACTCCAAGCTCTCCTTGATATCTCTTACTGCACCTTGTGCTCCACGCTTGATGGATACCACAGCCCACTTACTACCAAGTAGTTCATAAGCTGCCATAGCATCACACTCCCCTTCGGTTATGGTGACATACTTGCCACCCTTAAACAACTGTTGACCAAATAGTCCTGTGTCATTATAGCTACCTTGTACAAAGAAATCTTTAGTAATAGAGTTCCTGCATTTAGTAGCTGACAATTCATGTCCATTATAATATGGATAGAAATGTTTAATGACCTGACCTTTGAGGTCTTGAACAGCCTTGACCCCAAACTTCTGTGCAGTTGCTTGAGATATTTTTCTATCAGTCAATGCAATGAAGCTACCTTCAGTTACGTTGTCAGGTTGTTTGTGTTGTGTTGGTTGTGATTGTGTCATAGTTTTTCCGTTACATGCTTGTTCGTAGTTAGGCATAAATTCTCCACAACTGAAACACTTTGCCGAGCCATCTTGATTGACTCCTACAGCATCACTGCTGTTGCAAAGTGGACAGGGTTGTTTCAACTTATCCCAAGTTGTATCGTTCATGTTAGCCCTCCTCACAGACTATGTGTTTTCTTTTGCTACTTTAGATTCGTCCTCTATAGTTTCTGGGTCGTCTCCTACAAACTGACCTTTCTCG